CTCCTTCTGAGATTATCCAAGACATGGATCTCACGAAGGCGCCTGGTTGGCTAGAAACACATCGTGGCTTTCGATCGAAAGGCGATTGTATTCTAGGTGGCTTGATTGATGAATTTATGGATTCAACTATTCTCAAAGAGATCCCGTTATGGAAAGTCTCTGGTAAGAATGAAATCAAAGAAACAGCGGTCTATGTTGGTGAAATGAAACAGAGAACGTTTATTATAGAACCCATGTCCATGTTGTGGCAGGATAAGAAAATTTTTGGTCGTCAAAATGAAGCAATCAAAGATTTTTGGTGGAGTGCGTATGGTTTTAACCCCTATGAAGGGGGAGTGAGCCGTATGGCAGACCGCCTGTCACACTTTAAGAGATATTGGGAGTGGGATGTCAAAGGTTTTGACCGATTGTTTCCCCACATGAAAGATGTTCAAGACTTGAGATGTGAATCAATCCCTGATGATCCATTTAAACAATGGGTTGCTAGGAATAAGCAAATTAGTACAATAGTGTTGCCGAATGGTGATGTGGTAGAAAAGAGCTGGGGTAACAACTCTGGTTCTGGAACCACTACTGGTGATAACATTATTGGAATGTCTTTTCCTATCATCTTGGCTTTCCTTGAATTAGGGTTGAACGAGGTGGAGATTGATAGCATAGTAGAATGTTTTATATTTGGAGATGATGTATTGGGCGGCGATAATATCAATGTTTCCGATGAAGTTTTCAGAGAAGTTTTTGTTAAAACTTTCTCACTCTTTGGATTTGAATTTGATCCTTTTGTAATATCGCATAGCTTAGAAGGCATGACGTTTTTAGGATTTAGTTTACATGAGATAGAGCCAAGGGTGTTTGTACCAAAATACAAGCTCCCTAGGTTGTGTTATTCATTTCAACATGCTCTCACGAAAGGAGTGCATATTGACAAAGAGTTATCGAAGATGATTTCGCTCATGCTTATGTCAGCAGGACATGGGGAATTTGTGTATAATCGGTTTCGCGATGCAATTGAATTTGCACTTGTACGTACCTCACACCCCTACGTTGCAAAATTATTCACTAAAGGACTTGAGTACAGCCTTCCAACATTTAAAGCAACCTTAGATTGGTATGCTGGAAATTTGGAGGGTTTGAAAACCTTTGAATTTCTTAGGAAGGAG